GCGGCGCTCTATGCGCAGCAAACCGGCATGACCGTCAAAGAGGCTGAAGCCCTGATGGATAAAGAAACATGGATTGGCGCTCAGCAAGCGGTTGATGACGGCTTTGCATCTGGGCTGCTGCCATCCACGGAAATTACTCAAACCACCAAAGCGAGCGCTGCCAAAAAACCACTCGCATTGATTGAGGCCTCTATGGCGAAGGCCGGGTTTTCGCGCAACACGCGACGAGACGCTTTTAAAGCACTGTTTTCTGGTACGCCGAGCGCTGCCAAACCCGCCACGCCGAGCGCTGGCCCTGAAGTCGCAGCCTCGCTGCAAGCGCTGCTGAACGAAATCAAAGCGTAAGCAGCACCAACCCAACCAACAAACCGCCCTTGAGGCGGTTTTTTCGTTTCTGAAAGGGCCATCATGGCTAAAAACCAATCTATCCCTCGCGGCATCATGGCCGTTCGTGCAGAAGCTCCTTCTACTGAGGTGAAGGCACTGATCGAAGGCATCCAGACTGCATTTGCTCAGTTCAAGGCCGAGCACACCAAGCAACTGGAAGAAATCAAGGCTGGCAAGTCTGGCGGAGATCAGGAAGCTAAGCTGGAAAAGATCAATGCGCACATAGACCGTCTGCAAAAGGAGACGGAAGACGCACATACCAAGATCGCTGCTGCGCAAATGGGTGCTGGTGGTGGTCAAGCACTTCGCGACAAGGAATACACAGACGCCTTTAATGCACACATGCGCAAGGGTGATGCACAAGCTGCTTTGAATAAAGGCACGGCAGAAGAGGGTGGCTATGTCACTCCTGTTGAGTGGGACCGAACCATCACCGACAAGCTGCGCGAAGAGTCGCCAATGCGTGAATTGGCTCAGGTACAGGTGACTAGCAAGGCAGGTTGGTCCAAGCTGTTTAATATGGGTGGCACTGGCTCGGGCTGGGTTGGGGAAACGGATCAACGGCCAGAGACTGCCACTCCAGTGCTGGCAGCACTTGGTTTTGGGCATGGCGAGATTTACGCGAACCCCGCTGCTACGCAGCAGCTGCTGGATGACTCTGAAATCAATATCGAGTCTTGGCTGGCCTCTGAAGTGCAGGCTGAATTTGCAGAGCAAGAAGGTCAGGCGTTTATCAGCGGCGATGGAGTCAAAAAGCCTGCAGGCATTTTGACTTATGTGACTGGTGGGGCAAATGCAGCTAAGCATCCATTTGGAGCCATCAAGGTTACCAATAGTGGTGCCGCGGCAGACATCACCTCTGATTCTGTACTTGATTTGATCTATGGCCTGCCCAAGAAGTACCGTCAAAATGCCCGCTTCCTGACCAATAACCTAACCATTGCCAAGCTACGCAAGCTCAAGGATGGTCAGGGCAATTACCTGTGGCAGCCATCGGCGCAAGCTGGCCAGCCTGCAACATTCCATGGTTACGGCCTGGCTGAAGACGAAAACATGCCTGATGTGGCCGCAAACGCGCTGCCCATCATGTTTGGCGACTTCAAGCGCGGCTACCTGATCATTGATCGCATGGGGGTGCGTGTTCTGCGCGATCCCTACACCAAGAAGCCCTACGTGCTGTTCTACACGACCAAGCGCGTGGGTGGTGGCGTCCAGAACCCAGAGTGTCTGCGTGCACTGAAGGTGGCAGCTTAATCAAAGGGGCTTTGGCCCCTTGCTTCTTTGGAGATAGCGATGAAATTCATCAAAGACTTTCGCGGCGTGCCGGATGGCGAGATCTACCCTGCGCAGTACGCGGCAGGCGACGAATGTCCGCCAGAGTTGGAGGCTGGCGCACTGGAGGTTGGTGCTTTGGAGGCGCAAGCCAAGAAGTCGCCAGAACCCGTAGCTGCGGAGACAGAAAAGCCCAAAGGCAAAGGTAAAGCGGCAAAAGATGCTGCTGAACCCGTAGCGGCGGAGGCATCCACCAATGCCAATTCTGACAACTGAGCAAGCTATTGCTCACTGCCGCGCAGATCCAGAGGCTGATGCACAGATGGTTGAGCTGTATCTTGGCGCAGCTATCGACACAGCACAGGACTACTTGGGGCGAAAGCTCTACGAAAGCACGGAGGTGATGGTGGATGCAAAGGATGAAACTGGCCTTGTGCCGAATGTCGCGGTGAAAGCGGCGATTCTTCTGATCTGCGGTCACTTGTACCTGAATCGGGAAAACGTAGCCACTGGAGTGACGGCGCAAGCACTACCCATGGGGGCGCATGACCTGTTGCGGCCACATCGCCGGAGCTTTGGATTATGAGAGCAGGCCAACTTCGCAATCAGATCCTGATCCAACGCAAAGTCACAACAGGTGGCAGCTTGGGGCACAGCAGTACCACTTGGGAAAACGTGTTTGCCAACAAACTGTGGGCCAATATCCGCTACGGCTCTGGTAGCGAAGCCATCCGATCCGGCCAAGAAGCCAGCCTTGCCAGTGTCAGCATCCGCATTCGCTGGCGCGAAGGGATTACGGCGGGTATGCGTGCGGTGCACAACGGGGCGAACTTCGACATTCAGGCAGTGATGCCTGATGCCGTAGGGCGCAAGCATGTGGATCTAGTCTGTAAGGTGCCAACATGAGCCAAGGGCGTAACACATCCACTCTGTCAGTAGATACCTCTGGCTTTGAGTCGTTACTCAATGACTTGGGTGATGCAGCGGAGGAGGCTGTGCGCCCTGCCGCACAAGCTGGCGCGCAAGTGCTCTATGAAGCCGTTCAAGGAAATGTGGCAAAGATAGGCAGGGTGTCGGGCAATCTGGCGGCTTCTATCTATCAGGTCTACTCACAGACAAATAGTGGGCCGCTAACGGCTGTGTATCACGTGAGTTGGAACCATACAAAAGCGCCTCACGGTGGGTTGATTGAGTACGGCCACTGGCAGCGGTATCAGGTGGTGCAGGGTAAGGGAGGCAAGCTGGTGACGGCAGTTCGCCCTGAAATGGCTGGACAGAGAAAGCCTAGACGGCACGCTTCTCAGGCTGAAAAAGATGCCTATTACGTGCCACGCCCGGGTGGCCCGGTTTACGTGCCTGGCAAGGCCTTCATGCGCAATGCTTTGGCCGTTGCTCCAAATGGCGTGATGGAGGCCATGCGCAGCAAGATCTTTGAAGCTTGGGATAAGGTGAAGTGATGGATATTGAAATTCACAAAGCGATTGCTGCTGTGGTGCCCAGCTGCTACGGTACTGTGGCGCCGCCTGAAGCTATTGCACCCTATGCGGTGTGGCAGCGTTTTGGTGGCGAGGATGCCGAGTACCTAGATGCAGAAGACGCGCCCCAAGTATCTAAAGTGCAGATTCAGGTGCGAATTTTCAGTGCGGATGTTTCAGAACCCAAGACCTTGATGAAGGCGTTGGCAGATGCTTTGCGCGCCCATGAAATTCTGGTGTTTCGCACTATCGGCAAGTGGCGCGATGACTACGATCACGACATGAACCTCTTTGTTGCTGACCAAGATTTTGAGGTGATCGGGTAGAGCACTCTTCAAACTATTTGTTTTTAATCTTGAGGTTAAGCATGTGATTGATACCACCAAGACCAATCGCAATGTTGATTAGAAATAGCACTAGGCTCAGAATATCTTTACGAGTAGGTATATCTTGAGCAATTGAGAAGAGCCAGACACCCAAAGAGCCGTTAGCAAGTGCCACCAGCAAAAAACTCCAAACGAACAATGTGTAGCTACGAACTGCAGCATTGCGAGTCCATGAGAGAAGGCGAGAACGTCCATCCTCTGTAAGGTCGGCGACTTTTGCAGCAGCTGTGAAGGCGGTAATTAGAAGGGCAAAGATGCTAATCGCTAGTGACCAATCCATAGGGCTCCTACTCATGAAGGATTAATCCTATAAAGTGCAGGCCTCCATAGCAACCTGTAGATACACACAGCGATGCTGGTTTGCTACCATCAAAAAATGGAGGCTTCTTCTTTATGCTCGGCTGGGTACGTACGCTATTTCTAAATGTTAAAGCACGTGATGCCCTGCTTGAAAAGCTAGAGCTGCAAGCACATGCAGCAAAAGAGCAGTTAAACGTATCACTTGAATTGGCGTGTAGTTCTTATAGGCCAGAGGTGAAAGTCTCGAGCTTAGAGGTTGCGCAAGAAAAATTTGCTGAATTGCAGGCGATTGCGGCAGAGCACCCCAAAATGCGATTGACAAATGAGCAAGAGGTTGATGCTGCAATCAAGCAGTTGGAGCAGGACTTCATGCGGGCTGGTTATTACGCAATTCGCAATCAGTCTGCATCTGCGCACGTAAGCCTCAGCCCAAAGGCTCGAGAATTACTGCGATAGTTGGTCACTCCACCTATACAAGGAGGCGTGATGCCTTAATGAACCAAGCCCTCAGAAGAGGGCTTTTTTGTTTCCGCCCTCTGGGCACAACCCTCAACCCGCCGCGTGCGGGTTTTTTCGTTCCTGAAAGGAAAATCCCATGCGCAAAGTTCCCGTACCTGATGGCGCCAAGCTTTATGTAGCAAGCGCATTTGCTGCCGCTATTGGCACTGGCGTAG